AGCGGGACATCACGGCAAACCTCGTCGATCAGCTGATAGATGTCGTTTACCCGCCGGTTGCGAGTCACCGCAAAGTTGCCGGCAATATGCCCGACCTGGACGACGAGGTTTGCCGTGATGTCCCGCTCGCCGCCGCCGAACGTCACGAACTCAACAGGTTCGAACTCGGTAATCTGGAAGTGGCGGTCAACGTTGCCCTCTGACCTCGTCTCCCAATCAACATGGCTGTCCCGATCGCCGGTCACGACGTACTCGTTTGACTGGCCCTTGATGTCGGCGCCGGCCGGCCGCAAGCCAACGATCAGCGCCTCGATTGCGATGATCACCGCGTCTGGAGTCGTCGTTGCCACACTACCTCCGAAGCACTACGCCGCCAAGGGTCTGATCATCCTCGTCGGAGTCAACCAATAGGTCATCGTCATAGTCAACCGACACCGGCCCCATCGCGTCGATCGCATTGTTGCGCCGGTCCCTGTACTCGTTCTTCTCGTCTTCGGGTAAGCCGATTCCTTCCGCGATCTCGTAAAGAGTAAACTTCATCGCGACGGCGTGCAGCTTGGCCCTGGTCAGGATCAGGTGTGGCCGAATGAACTCACCCTTCGATCCCATGATGCCCCGTAGCTCGTCAACCATTTCCCGGTGGGCATCCTTGATCGGCTCGCTCCAATCCAGGCCCCATTCGACCGGGCGACTCGCCGCCCATGTCGGGCGCTTCTTGTCGATGACCTCGGAGGTCAGGAGCGGCTGCCCGATGGGCCAGCGACAGACGTCGAAGATCATGCGGTCGATATACTCGACCGAATTGACCTCGAAGACGATCTCCGCCTGGTAGTCAAGTCCGAGCCCATAGCTGGTGGTGTTCTCCGCGTCGACATCGTAGTAGTACCAGGCCGTCAGGGCATCCCGCGTCATGTTGGTCGTGGCCACAAGCTCAGTCCCGCCCGGGTCGATTATGGAGATGGTCGGCGCGGCGTCGGGAACAGTCTCTTTGCCCTCGAGGGTCGGCTTGTACCAGAGTCGCCCCGAGCCACCCTCGTACTGGATCGATTGCTGGAAGCCTTCGAGCTTCAAGACGCGCCCCCGAGGATGAATTGTAGCACAATGCCGCCCGCCGCAAGTAGGCCGGCAACGACGAAGGCCCACAGCTTCTTATTGAGCCCGGCGTGGCGCTTCTCGCACCGCTTGGCGTGATGCCTGATATCCTTGGCGTTGGCCTCCGTGTCTTTCTTTGCCACGGCTGCCTGGGTGTCCATCTTAGCCAGGCGATCCGATGTCGTCTTCTGCTCTGCCGCCATCGCCTTGTGATCCTCATCATTGCGCTTTTTGATGTCCCCGAGCTTGTCGAGCACGCTATCCAGTTTGAGGCACACGCTGTCAATGGTGGCTGGCATTATGCCTCCAGTGCTGCGCTCGGCTCGAAGGTGACTTCGCTCAACGGCCAGGCCCGCAGCGTCCCGCCTCCGACGATCAAGGCGCCGAGACATACGCGGCTATCCCCGATCACGCCATGGTCCCGCAGCGCAGAGCCACACGTCTCACACAGGGCCGCCTCTTCGCCCCTGGCTGGCTCGAATGCCTCAACGCCCGCGTAGTCGCCGGGCCCGGTCCAGCGCCTAATAAGGCTCGGGATTCTGATTCTCGGCTCGCTCATGACGGCACCCAGGTTGTCCAGGTCGAGATGTCCTGATTCACTGCATTCGGGACGGTCAGCTTTTTCCAGACACCGACCTCGGGATTGAAAACCCATACCACGGCCAGCTTCTGGACTTCGATGGTGAACTTACCGGATGAATCCGTTGTTTTCTGCAGGGGCTGTTTTCCGAGCATCACACCCGCCGTGCCCTGGGGAACGGCTGCATGGATCTTTACTGTCTCGCCGACCAGGTTATTGCCACCCGCGTCCCGTAGCGTCCCATAGATCGAACAGTTGTTAGGGTTGGCGGGTGTCGGCGCGGTAAACGCTGTGCCTGTAAACGTCTTGGTATCATCCTCGCTGACAACCATTTCCTCCGGCACCGTGAAACCATACAGGTCTTTGCCGAGTCTGACCTGATACGCTCCGGCATCAAGCGCAAAGACTCGATCGCCAGTCGTGCCAGCATCCCCGCTCGTGATAAAGGTCGAGTTATCTTCGGAATAGATCGTCACGCTGACGCCTGGGATGTCATTTGTATCTGCGTCTTGAACATGCACAGTGATTTGATATTGCCCCGTTAAGCCGATCAGCGTGTCGAGCGTGTAGAGCACGATGGGGTATTGGATCTCTTCGCCCACCTGGATCGCGTCCGCGTCTGCTACCCGAGCCGTGATCCGGCCGCCCCGCATGTCGGCGACTACCGCAGCGGCGGGAAGTGAGTACTGCTGCCCGTGGAAGGTGGTGGGCGTGGCGGCGACAACTGCGGCTGCCTCCCATGAATCGCCATCCCAATACTTGCCGTGGTCGTCGTGTCCGACCTTGAGGAAGCGGATCGCGAGATCGGCACTGGCGCCAACGGGGTCGGAGTCAGCACGCTTGCGGGCCTGAAGCTCCAGGATGTGAATGTTGCCTACTACCAGCTCGGGCATTGTGCTCCGTCCTAAACTGCCACCAGGGTGCCGCCATTGAGCCCCTTGTATTCTGCAAGCACTAGAAGCTTGGCGTTGATCGGCGCATCGGTGGTGGTATACTTCCATCGGATGTATGTGTTCTGCCCCGTCTTCTGCGTGGCGAAAAAGGACTGAAACGCCTTTTTGTCGGCCGCTTGCTCTGTCACCGCGCCGTTTACGTTGTTCGCGATTGCCATGGTGACAGTCTTCAGCGCGTTCTTGGCCATGAACGTATCGACGGCCATGCCGCTCAGAACACCATCGTTCTTCGTAATCGCGTCGTCGGCCGCGCCATCCCACAAAGTGAACTGCCCAGCCGTCAGGTTGGCTAAAACCGTGGCGTCGGTGATGAATGCAAACAATCGGAACACCTTCACCGTCTTCGTGACCTGAAAGATATTGTTCGTCCCAGCCCCGGCATTCGCGGACAACGTGATCTCATTACTGATGATATGGCCGCCGGCTCGCTCCAGATGATCGTGGACGCTGTTGAGGTTCGATGGATTGCCGAGTGCGGCTTCGAATGCTTGGAGGACCTGCGCAAGTGCACTTGTTCGCATGGCCGCCTCCTACTTCCGCACGTGGTCAACGGACCAGACAACGGTCGTCGCAGTTGTCCCGACGGCGATCTTGATTCTGGAATGCCGTGTCAGCCCAAGGATCCCGAGGTTGTCGATCCATGTGTCATCGGCTGCGGTTGCGGCGGCGATCAAGCTGGCGACTCCAAACGTATCGTTGGTGGTATCATCCCAATCGGCCACGGGGACATTGGCAGGATCTGGGACATTGCGAATCGCCGATTCCAGCGTTGCGGTCACGGTGCCGGCCGCACACGACAGGAGAAGCCTGAGTCCGTCCCGGTCGTGACCCTCCATGTTGAGGTCGACATACACGAGGCCCAGCTTCGTTGAGCGCCAAGAGCCGTTCGTCAGCGTCTCGGTGGTCGCGATCGAGTTGCCGGCGACACCCGCGGTCTTGGCCCGCGCCACCATCGTCGTATCGCCAGGCGCCCCTGCTTGCGCGGTTGCGTTGGCATGGGCGGTCATCGATGTCGCGTACAGAGTGCCCACTCCGGCGCCCAGGGTGATGGCCGCGATCAGGTTAGCAATTGATGTCGCGGTGTCTGCCCCGATCGCCACGTTACCGTCGACATCGGTCAGCGTGGTCTGGAATGTGTAGGTCTTGGCTCCGAGCACGACCGTCTCGGTGTTTAGTGGCTGGCCGGTCAGGGTCAGCAGATCCTCAACGAACGAATCGGCGCCGGTCACTCTGCGCCATTTCGGAGCGTTCATGGCTGTCATGCCGACTCCCCTCTCCCGCTACCGGGTCTTGCTGAGCGCCGCTTTGATGTACTGCCGCTTGACTAGGAGATCGGCGTCCGCAGGCAGGAGGATGTTGTGCTTGGTGCAGTACGCGCTCGCCTCGAGGTCGGTCAGGTGATCGATATCGCCGATCCGCATTTCGGGCATCTCGTTGGGCGTGCTCTTGTGTTCGTCCGGGTGCTTGCCCTTGTCCATCGCCTCGAAGTCGGCCTCGGTGAGCAGGCCCTTCTTGAGGATCTCGGCACGGTCGTGGCGGAGCTGGCCCGGGTGCATGATATGCTCGATCATGATGCCACGGTCGCCTTTGAGTTCTCCGAGATACACCTCGCCGCGAATCTTGTGCTCCTTACCTTTGCGGAGAATGCGCGGAAACGAAATCTGGCGCGGCGTTCCCTCGAATGGGTCGTCGGACGTGCGCGGTCCGTGGCCTGCCAGGTCAACGCGGGACGGGAGCCAGAACCGGGCGCCCTTCCTATCTGCGTTCGCTTTCTCGTTCGCCTTATCGGCATCGGCCTTGGGGCGCTTGAGCCGTTCGATAATGCCCTTCTTTGGCTCTACCTTCTTTTGGGTATCGCTCATCTCTCGATCCTTTCGGTTCGGTCATCGCTCTATATGAGCCCGGGCTCCGTCCATCTTTTCATTATCTAGCCGGAGCCCGGGCCAAGACCCGGGTCGGGTCAATATCTAGCCCTGCCCGCCGCCCAGCCACTTCCGGTAATAACGACATTGCAGGCCGAAGACTTCCGCATCCGCGGCGGTCGTTTCGTCGTATGTCAACAGGAATGCCCAGAAATCGTCGCCCGGGGTCGCAGTGATGGTGCTGCCGGTAATAGTGGACCACGGCCCGTTCGTCAAAATATCCGCACCGAGGTCGACTTGTGTCCCGCCGTCCACGTCAAAAGCATCGTTCGGGACTGTGACCGCAGTTGTTCCGGCAACGTAAATTTCGTACGTCAACACGAAATCTATCGATCCAGTTGCCGCCGCTTCAGATTGCGCCCAGATCACCCGACACTGGATATTTTTGGCCAGGTCGATGTCGGTCGGGATAGGCACTACCCCGGTGCCCACCGTGTCTGCGTCGGTGTCGAGGAGAAGCGCGACCGCCTCCGAAGTTCCGATCTCGGTATAGGTGCCCGCGCCGCCCCCGATGCTCACCAGCCCATCGGTCGTGGTGATCTGGACGGGCGTCATCGAGATCCACAGGAACGGCCGGTTGTGGACGTAGTTCTTGGCGAACCGGCTGGAGTTCTCGAACTCGGCCGCGCTGGAGAGCGTCGAAGAGCCGCTCGGTCGGTACGCCTGTGCGGCTACAGCCATCAGCACGAACGCCATGACCGCGACGATGACATAGATTGCGGGGATTCGGTTGATGGTCTTTCTCAGCTTGCTCATGACTTTTCCTTTCGTCGTTCGTTTCGATTCGTTTATTTCTGCTTCCTCAGTTTACTTTCTGCCGAGATGTTTAGTTCCTGCGCCTATCGCACCTTGGGTCTAGGTGTTCTCTCTCGCCACGTTCTTGAACCAGTAGTGCGACCACGGCAGCATCACCTGAAAGGTGTACTCGCCGATGATCATCACCTGATCGCTGTCGCCTTCCTTGCCCAGCGGTTCCGGGTGGAAGTGGCGACCCACCTCTTTCGGGCCGACGTTGATGTTCTCCGGGCTCAGGATCATGGCGTTGTCATCCATCTTGTCGGTCGCGATGATGTCGAGCATGATGTCGCCGACTCGAAGCTGCGGAACGACGGTGCCGTAGATCACGCGGGCTGCCTCGGAGCCGCCCAGGGTGATCTGGGAGATGCCCAGGTTGTTGAAGTAATCGGCCTGGTAGAAGCTGCATGCCAGTGCCGACGGGCGAGCGCCCCGCTTCCGCATGGCTCGGATTGCCTTCTGTACGTCGGTGTAGGTGATCAGATCGTCGCTCATGTCCACGCTTGCGGTCGCGGCGACTCGCTCGTAGATCCCGTCCGCGACTCCCGCTGTGGTCTTGGCGACCCTGGCAACCGCCTTGCCCCAGATCAGGCAGTGCTCGAGTTCGTGCTTCAGCGCCATGTTGTGCTCGGCGAGCATTGCGATCAGGGCGTCTCCGTCTCCCTCGTAGTACTTGGAGAGAAAGCGCATGGAGCCGGTCACGTCGGCGACCTCCATGAAGTTCTGGAGGTAGTTGGTGATCTCCGAAGGGGTCACGATGAGCCCGCCGGTTTTGGCCGGGCTGCCCTCTTTGAAGGGCTTGCCCATGATCAGCACGTCCACGCCGTCGTCGTGAATCTCGGCGGCCGCGGTCCCCACGCTGCGACCGTCGGTGATGTCGAAGGTCAAGCGGTCGGAGGTCTCACCGCATAGGATCGTCTCCTCGCCCATCTGCACGATGAAGCCGGTCTCCGCGAACGGATCGTCCAGGGTCATCGAGGTCGAGGCGGCCGTCAAGGCACCGTTCAAGGTAGTGCGGCCCACGCGATAAGTCTTCTCCGCGTGCTTGATGGTTGTGCTGCCGCCCGCCGTGCCGTCTCCACCGCCGAGTCCGCCCTTGGACACGCTCAGGTTTTGCAGATTGGGCGACACCAGCGAGAGCACCGGGGTCTGGACGGGTTGTAACAGGGCTACTGCGTTTGCATATGTGATCCTCGCGGCGGTCGCCTGCGAGGTGTCCTGCATTCCATATTCGTTTGCCATGGCCTACCCTTTCGTGGCTACGTCCCGGCTCCGCTCTGCGCGCTGAGTTGCTGCGTCAGCCGCGCTTTCTTGGCGCACAGCTCTGCGTCTTGCTGCAACGTCAGGCCGGCCCGGGATTCGAGTTGTTTATTTACAAGTTCTAGCTCTGATTGCATCGATACTCTGCCTGCCTGCGCGCTGGCCCCGCCGCCCGCCGTGTTGACTGTGCCGCCGCTTCCGTTGCTACTCTCGAAGGCGATCGGACTGGACTTGAGGAGCGCGGTGGTCACTCCGGCCAAGTCTTCGTCGGTGGCGTCGGGGTTGGCCTTCAGATGCTCGCTGATCTTGTACTCAACGAAGTCGGGGTCAAGCACCTTGGTGCCGGTCGAGTTGGCGGCCGTCTTGATACGGTACTTCTTGACCTTTGCGTCCGATGCGTCGGCCCGCTCGGTGGCGGCCCTGGAGTCGGCATCTCGCTTTTCGTCGTCGTTCATCTTCTCGCGGGCGATCCTGGCGAGTTCCGTCTTGGCTGCGTCGAGTTCCTTCTTGGTGCCCTTCAGCCCCTCCAGCGCCTTGTTCTTCTTGGAGCGATCATCGCGAAGCTTGGTATTCAAGGCGATCAACTCCTCGACGGTCTTCCCCGCAAGGTCGGATTCGAAGCTATCGCCTGAGCCAACGGACCCGCCGCTTGACCCACCGGCAGACCCGCCGCCGGCCGCGCTATCGCCTCCATCGCCTCCCTCGCCTGAGTTGTCACCGCCACCGTCGCCCGCTCCTTCGGACCCGCCGTCGGAACTGGAACCGGCCTCGCCGCCTCCGTCATCCGCGCCAGTGATGGGTAAATTGAGTCCAAGGTCCATCGATCCGCCCAGCAGATTCAAGAACCAGTTGATCATTTTTCGTCCTCTCTCCCGTCGCCGGGATTTGTGATCCTGTCCAAACCTAGGATCATTGAAAACCTTTTGTCAAGTGCCCTCATTTTCTTTTGTCAACGCCTTGCTCACCGAGCGCAGAAAGAGTTTGAAAAGTCGTTGTAATCCGGTAGGTGAAACCCCAATGAAAGGGCGCAGCCTGTCGTTGGCTTCTGCGATAATCGAAGTCAAGATAGCTCCCTTCGTGCGCGAAACGGTCAAGGACTGGCCCGGTGCGCTCCGCGTCCGTCCCTTGGCCGGCCCCTTCGCAGACCTGAAGCGCGTATTCGGATGGTTGCCCGGAAAAGAGACGGTCATCCTCCGGCCGTCTGGTGACACCAGCGCTACCATGGCTTTCCACATCGCATCGGTAAGAGTGAGATCCGGCTTGCTTGAGTCAACGGTGCGGCCAGCCCGCCTCTTGAGCGCGGCGTATTTCGGATCGTAGACCTTGAGCGGCTTACCGTCCGGCGTCTTGCCCGCGTCTACGTTCTCGCGCACGTCAAGCATGTACTCGTCAGCCACCAGTTGAAAGGCGCTCCGTGCCGCATCTTTGGGGATCATCGAGAACTTCTCAATCTCCCCGAGGTCAAACTTGGTTTTGATCGAGACGGTCATTTGTCCAGCCAGGCGAATTTGCCTTCTATTAATTCGGTATGCGCCATCGTACTACTAATACTTCTGCCTTTTAGCTTCAATTCACGATTCCGAAGCCGCGAATATTTGGAAATGATGGCTTTGCCGATCCTCTCGTATTCCCAGGGCTCCATATCCCCTTTTCGATAAGCTTGTCTCGCATTGGACAACTCGGCCCGCATTTCTTCGAACGTGTTGCCGATGACTTTATATCTCTTCGGTTTCTCCCGCTTCTTCGGTTTCTCCCGCTTCTTCGCCTTCTCGGCGACTTCTTTTTCTGCCTCAAGAAATGCGGTCGTTTGTCGCCTGGCTTCGATCCTTTCCGCCTCTTCAGCCTTGGTTAGTGGTGTAGCCGCCTTTGGCCTTGCCTTGATTGATTCTGGCCGTGGCTCCGGAGTGGCTTTCGGCTCGACCTTTTTTGGCTCCGGCCTGATCGCCGCAATCGTCCCCCGTGGTCCGATCGGATATTTACTCCACCGCTCCTCTCTCGGCAACGGGACCAGTTCATGACGGCAGTTGTAAGTGCCGAGCCACGCGGAGACGGGCACGAACTTGGGGTCGCGCTCGAAGCTGCCCGCATGCCTGTTGAGTATGGCAATCGTGACTCGTGTACCGGCGAATTGCTGGCAGAACTTGCGCGTCCGCGAATCCTGCGGCCCTCGATAGAGGAACCACTTGACGCCCGCCCTGGTCGAACGCTCAACTCTGGTCTGCGTGTGGAATGTGGCGATCGTCTTCTCTGCTTCGGTGCGGGCCTGCGTCTCGGTGATCTCCAATCTGCGGGCGATGGCGGATACCACGTCGTCAACGTCTACGTTCGCGGTGGCGCTGCGGACAAGAATCTCCTCGAGTTGTGATGCGGCTTTGCGGCGGTGCATTATCAGCTTATGGTGGGAGCCAGAGCGCAGCAGCCTGATTTGCTCTTTCTCCGCGCTCGTAAACGCGGCCGGGATGCCAAGATCGCCAGCCTCCTTCAGCACGGCCGCCGTCATGCGACTCAACGCGGCCCGTTGCTCCTTCAAGATGTCGCCGAATCCGGCCTCGTTCATCTCGTTTTCAAGCTCGAAGATCAGCGCGCGAATCTTACTGGCCGTGGCCGCATCCCCGTACTTGATACCCTGGCCCGCCTTGATGTCTCGGATCAACTTCTTGAAGCGGACAGCGATCTTGCGGAACGACTTGCGGAAAGCGTCTTCGATGTCAAGCACGGAGCTTTCAACGTCGGGATTCGCGTATGGGCTGCGTCGGGCCATCTATTCCTCGATGTCATCGTCCTGATCGGTATCGCCGGTGTCTTTCTCGCCCGGCTCGATGTCTTCATCGGACTCGTCAATCGGAATGATGCGCCTGGCGTCCCGCGTTTCCTTGTTGTACGCCGCGTTCGCCTCCAGCCGCTTCTCTGCCTCGTCTCGGGTGATGCCGGCCTTCTTCATGAGCCAATCGATCGGCGTCGATACGTCGTGCTCGATCTCGACCATGAAGCTTTCGCCCTCTTCTTTGCTATCGACCGGCACCTTGAGATCGCCGAATATCACGGTGGGCTTGTATTTGAGAAGGTCGATTTCAACGCGATCTTTGACCCGGTCCTTGTAGTAGTTATGGACGATGATCCCCCGCGCCATGATCTCCTCAACCGGCGGTGCGTAGTTCTCGCGCAGCGGCGAGATGAACTTCTCCAGGCGCGTCTGTTTGATCCGCAGCGCCCGGCCTGATTGCTCGCCCGTTCTCGCCTCGACCGTGACCACTTCGGAGTCGAGGCCGGAGAAGATGGCGTCCCATTTCATGAGCCGATCATAAAGCGCAGTCGGTCCCTCGATGTCGAGGTCAGGGGATGCGAAGCGGATCTCTACGCCCTTTGGTAATTGCCACAGGCGCTTGGGCGAGAGAATCAGGTCTTTCGGCACCTTGACGGACTTGCCCGCTTCGGCGTGGAAGTAGGGGATGGCAAACGCCTGGTTGATGACGGAGATGTGCAGGCTGGTCATGCCCCAGTTGCAAACGCGATTGAGCGTCAGCAGATCCTCTTGGCCGAACACGTACAGGTCGGTACCGCCGTCGTCACTCATCCATGTGTATGGCACGATGGGCCGGTCGTCGTGGCGTAGGTCTTTGAATGGGTTTTCGTCGTTCTCGTTGATGTGGTATTCCTTTCCGCCATCGGTCATGTAGTGCGCGGTGGGCAGCCAGATCGGGAGGCCGCGTTCGTCTTCACCATCGGGCGTCTTGAGATCACCGGTTGACCACACCTCCCACATATCGCAGTAGCCGTCGCCAAGCATTGAGGCATGGCGAAACATGACGGCTGGCGCGGTGTAGGGCGACCACGGACGGAACGGGTTGCGGACGATCATCACGTCTTGCGGGGGATACGCGGAGAGCCGCACGTCTTCGATGTCTTGATCGTACCACGCCTTGAGGCCCACCCGGTTACAGGTCTGCACCAGGGCATCGGCGCTACGGAGCACGGTGGGCCAGAGCCCATCCTTGATCATGGATGCGAACTGTTTTGCCTGGAGGCCCTCGCCCTTGTCGTCGGGCTCCAACTCGTCACCTGTCTCACGGTCGATCAACACGAACTTTGTGCTCTCTGGAAAGACTTGGGCACGTTCATGGATGATCGACCGCATCAATTTGAGGTTGACCATTTCCCGCTTGTAATCCTCGAAGGTAAGTTCGAACTGGCGCTTCAGGATTTCGTTCATGTCCTTCTGCATGGCACCTGATAGGTAGAGTACACGGTTGTCCATCTCCGCTTTGTACCCGTAGTTCGTGCCGTCTGGCTGGTAGCTCTCGACGTAGGCCCGGAGCGCATCGAAGTGAGCTATCCCCCGCTTGCCTTCGTAGCGTTTGAAGAACTTTTCGTGATCGCCGTTGGCGCCCATTAGTCGGAAAACGAGATCGCCCAAGAATGCCATTGTCTCTCCTATGCTGCACGGTACGACGTGATGCGCTGTCGCCAGTCAATCGGGATGAACTCTTCGGTATTGATTGCTAGGTATCTCAAGTCATCCATCGCGTGATCCGTGACGCCATCTTTTACCGGGTTGTCGGACACCGGCTTGCCCTCCGCATCCTTTGGATAATGGTACACGTCGATAGCCCGGAGCACTGCCCGCGGATCTGCGCTTTCGTCAAGCGATCGGGCGAAGTAAAGCATTGGGTCGCCAGTCGTCGGGCTCAACATGCGATCAACAAGCTCGATGCCGTTGATCACCGAGCGCAGAGAGGGATCAGTCTCGTATTCCACTTCGAGGTTCAATTCGTTCGCTATGATCTCGGCAACGCTCACGCCGGATGTCTGCTCTTTGGCGAGTCCGGCGGGGTCGAATATGCAGCGCCGCAGCGGGTAGCCCTTGGCCTTGATAAGCCCGCAGAGTTGATCGGTGCGGATCGCATCCTCATCACGACCGGCCGGGTAAAGCTCATCGAACACGATCGCGGTTGGGCTCGCCGTGACCTTGCCGTTCGGTAGCCGCACATCCTCGGGAACGATCTGGACGAACAGCACATGCGGAGTGCGGAGCCCGGGGTCAATGACGACAACGACCTCTGAGCGCACCCTGGCGTGACGCAGGCGCTCAACGTAATAATCGAAACTCCAATCGATAATGTGTCTGTCTCTGTCGTAAACATGGTAGACCCGATTGCCCGGCGGCACAAACCGACCGTCGATGTAGCAGGGCCGGAGTCTGGCCGGGCAGGCGTCAAGTAGGTTCTTCAGCGCTTCTTTGCTCACCCGTTTGTTGTCCGTGGATCGAATGTGCATGATGCGCCGCTGCATGTCGTTGCGACCATCGAAGTTATCTTTGAGCCAGCCGAAGATCGGGACGCCAGTGAATCCGAGGAACGGCAGTGTCGCCCGTTCATCTCTGGTCCGCGCCACCATGCGGACGAAGACTTCCGACTTCATCAAACCGATCTCATCAGCGCCGACATAGCACAGGTCCGATACCTCGATCCGCTTGGGCTCGTGTGCCGAGCGGTAGAGCAAGCGCCGATTACCCTTGAGGTAGAGCGCGCCCTCCTCCCAGTTGCCGCCCACGATCATCCCATCCTGACCCTGGCCGAACGAGGGGAGTAGGTACTGACTCAAGAATTCCCGCATCATCTTATGAGTCGGCAGCGCCACCATGCCCGACGTGCCGGGCGGATTGCTGTACGCCCTCAACGCAAGCCACTGTAGCAGCGCGTAGGACTTGCCCGAGAACCAGCCGCCGGCCAGGTAGGTCGCGTAGGACGACGATGTGGCATACTCCCACTGGTATGGCTGGAGTTGCAGCGGTCGGTCGGGGTATTTGGGATCACGCAAGACCAGCGGGATCTCGTCAGCACCCAGGCCCCGGGCCCGGAGTGCCGCCGCGAAGTCAATCACGTCCGTCATCGTCACTGTCCAGGTCGCCCGAGTCGATGAGCTTCTGAGCATAGGCGCGCAAGAAGTTGTCCCGCGTGTCAACAGGAAGATCGCCAGCACGGAAAGGAACGAAATCAACGCCCTCGGGAGGCGTGACGAAAAGAGCGTATGTCTTGTCTTTCTCCTCCAATCCGAGCTTCTTGATCTCCAGCATGAGCCGGGGCAATTGCGCGGTGAGCGTTGACGCCCTGGTGAACCAGCGGCCAAACTGTTCCTCGAGTGCAGCAAGAAATGCCTCTGACGGATCGCCGTCCTCTCCGTCTCGCATGACCTCGAGCGTGCACATTCGGTCATAGCAGATCCGGATCTGTGTCCGGAGTAGATCCCGCGCCCACCACAGATCGCCCTGGCCGTCGAAGGCGGCGTCGACCACGACGCGGATCTCTTTGGCCCGCGGATAGGTTGACGGCCGGAGTGCTGCGATCTTGAGGCCGTGTGTAATTGGGCTATCCCGCTTGGCCCCACCCCGCCCGCCGTGAAGCCAGCACTTTCCTTCTCCGACGTGATCGGTTTTCTTCCCGGCGTAGTTCTGGCAAGGCTTCCCTTTGCTTGTCTTCGCGCCGCAGCGCTTGACGGGCTTGGTCTTGCTTGTCGGCTCGGCATAAGGCCGACCCCTAGGGGGTGGGGTTCTTGCCATTGACCGCCTCGCAGTCGAGAGCCTAGCCCTCGATCAAGGCATTACACAGACGGGGATTGTTTGTCAACTAGGGGAGTGTTGCGGGTGGGTCAGTCGGTGGCCAAAGTGGTGTCGGCGCATTCCTTGCCGAATATGGTTATGTCTCGGGCATATTCGCGAACCAGCCTGCCATCGGGCATTTCTTGAGAACCCACGAGTTGAGCACATAGCACATCGTTGTGATCCCATGTCGATTTCAGTGCCGTTTTGAGTTCCTTGATTCGACGCACTGCCCGATCCATCCGCCCCTGGCTGTCGAGGTAGAGATCGCGATACTTGTCAACCTCCTCCACCGCCCCCCGCAGTTCTTCCTTGAGCGTGGCGATCTCGTGCTTCCAGGTCTGGCCGGCCAACGCCTCCTTCAGTCGCTTGTTCTCAACCCGCGGATTCTCGACCAGTAGTTTGTTGGCCATTGCCTTCGCGTTCGTCTTCTTCGCCGTCATTGGTTTGTCCTTTCGGTTGGAAATATTCGAGGCTTCGCCACGTCAACCCCCTTCCCGCTGTCCACGATCATCCCGAAAACCTCCATCGACACCGTAGTCTTGACGTCCCTGTCCCTGCCCTCATGCGTGCGCTCCCTCTTGAGCTTCGGCGGCCCGTGTCAACGCCGCTTGCTATGCTCGACCGGGAAGGCGAGGAATGATTGGTCACCGATCTGTACGTAGTAGCGCATCACGCCTCGCAATCCCGCGGGATGCAACATGAAGGACAAAGCCCCTCCAGCACCAATACCATGCCCGGGGCGAGTGCCTGCCCTGTCACGCGCAGCGGTCGGTTGGCGGGCCCGTTTATCTCGGCCCATGGAATCCACCTCTCGCAACACATACAACGGAAGCCCTCGATGTAGTTCGGTCTGACGCTCACCGTGTACTCGCCCACGAGCATCATGTGATCATCTCCCGGCTCTGCCGGGAATAGCGGCGGTCCCCATCCACTGAAGAAATCATCGCCGCGCTCCATCCGAAGTGGATGCCCTGGCGGATAGTTGTCCAGCTCCTTCCCGTAGGCGGCCTGGAGCTTCTCGGCTTCCGTCGGCCGCATCGATTCCTCCAGCCGCTCAACCCGAGCCCGCAAGTCTTCCAGTTCCGCTCGCCCTGGTGGTGCGGTGGCTGCGGCCATTGTGCGGGCGAGGAGAATCATCATTCACCCCGCACAAAACGACGCCAGCACCACGCCCCGCTTGACGTGCGACGCAGCAGTGCCGATGAGTTCGACCTTGACTTGGTCCGGGCGCTCACACCAGCCGCTAGCCCAAGAGCCCCACTTGTCAGCGCCCTTCCCGGACGGATGTATTGATGCGGCCTCTTCGTCCGATCCAGCACAGACGACAGCCTCATCGTAGCATTCGTAGTGCTGCCGGCGGCCAGATAGCGGGCACCTTGGCCCCTCGTCGGTGGTGATGAGGTACAGATTCACTTCTCCCGCCTCCTCTTCTTCGTCTTCCCGCTCGGTCCCGCGTAGAGCACGAAGAACCCCACGTCCAGCACGTCCATTGTGCGCCAGAACGACCCGGCATACGAAATCAGTGCCCCGGCCTTCTTGGCATTGACGACCCGCTGCATGGCTTCGCGGCGCCCCTGTGCCCTCTCGCCCTCTTCGGTGGCGATCGCATATGGCTGGCCGGTGGGGTCAAGGATCGTGGATTGCTTCATTCGCTCACACCCTCAATTCTGCGTAGCGCCAGACTGTACGCCATCGCGCTGCACCTTCCGGTGGATCATCGCTGAGAAGAACGCATCGAACGCCTTGCGGCTATCGACTCCAAACGCCTTGCGGCTATCGACTCCGAACGCGGAGCCCTCGATATCCAGCTTGTCGAACAGCACGCAGAACGCCGCGCCGATCGTAACGCCGAAATCCTCCGATGATTCGAATAGCTTTTCGTCCACCATCCACCGCAGATCGTAAGTCAGCCGGTTGACGGTACGAGCGATTCTGCGTGCCTTGTGCATTCCTTGCAGTTCCGCGATCCGCTGTCCCATGTCCACGGTCACACCCCGGAGCCGGTCGATCTCCCGGCGCGCATCGGCTATCTCGTCAAGCAGAGCGATATCGGTGGCGTCGGTCATCGTCGCCTCATTCCTCGTTCGATCTGAGCCTCGAAGGCAAGCGCCAGCGCCCTCTTATCTGCGGCGGTCTCGGCTGCGACTAGGGCTTCCGCGCTTTCCCCCTTCAATTCCGCAAGCTCCCCGGCCAGCTTCACACCGGCGGCCCACATCTCCTCGACTAGCCGGCGGAAGTAGCCAGCTTCGGCGTAGGCATCCTCCCATTGGTGCTGGTGCAAGGCGCAGACTTCGGCATGGTTACGCTCCGCCGCCTTGCGCGCCCCGTGGGCATCCTCGACCCCCTCCGCGCTCCGCTCCGCTCTCCGACACCGCTCCTGCGATTCGGCCAGTTGGCGGGTGAGTTCTTCGATGCGGGCCCGGGAGTCGTCGGGCGGCTTCGCGTCGGTCATGGCGATACTTTCAGGAGCTTGATACTCATGGCGACCCAGGGATTGATCGTCGGGACAACGACAATCACGCCGATCAGCAAGATGTACGTCACTTCGGCCAACGCCTCTCGCCCCGAATATGTCTCGCTCTCCGGACACCACTCTCGCAAGTGCAGCACATCGCCCACCTCGAAGCCACGGTCATCGTAGCGTAGTTCGAAAGCCTTGCGCCCATCGAGGATCGGCCCCATGAACTGCGGCCGAGTCTTCAGCTCGTGGATCTTCATCGTCGCCCCTCCTCAGAACAAATGTTCGCCGTCATGCCCCGGCAGCAAGCGGCACCTGTAATCTCCGGGCCGTTCTTCGCATCGCGGCTCCCTGAATCTCTCCGTACGCATGCCTGGTTGTGCCACCAATTTCAGTTGCAGCTCGCCCGCTCTCCGCTCCTGGTCCGCCGCGTACATGTTCGCGTGGTCGAGTTGCTCCTGCATGTCGTCATGTTCCGACAGGAGATGGGCGATGAACTTGAGCACGGCTAGGTGGGTCATGATCCACCTTTGGCCTTGGCGATCCCGAGCGCCTGCCTGGCCCGACTCTCCCATGTTTGCTCGCGCTTTCTGCGGCGATACAACACCGCGCTCAGCAGCAGGCCCTTGAGCACGACGATCTCCTTTTCCAGAAGGTCGCCATCTGCCTTCCGCAACCGCTCGATTTCATCGGACACCGCATCCAGCATCCCGGCCGGGTTCGTGGCTGCGAGGAGCGACCCGTTGTCCACCAACGCAGCCAGGCGGTCGATCGCCTTTTCCATGGCCTCGTTCTTCATCCCCCACCCCCAATCTCCCGTATCTCCACCTCTGCGATGCGGACCACGGGGGAGCGCACGTCATCCGGGGTCATCGCATCCCGCCGATCCGCTGCGTCCTGCGAGATCCCACGTACCGCCCCGAACATGTCGAAATCGAAGAACTCGAGGGTTGCGGGCCGGTCATGGCGTGGCCCGTGCTCCCGCTTCCGCACGGCGATGAAGGCGCGCATGGGGGCGGTCATGACTTGTCCGAGAAGTACTCGGTCAGCATGTGCTCTTCCGGCCCGCTGATTTCGACCGTGCCGTGGTCGCTGATCTCGCGCACCCCGATCGGAAGAAAAACCTCCGGATCGCCATCGGCCAAGGCATCGTCCGAAATCAGGAAGGTCGCAAGATCGCCACCCCGCAACGTCGCGGTGAAAATATGGTATTCGATCATCCCCTCACCTCCAAGACCGACGACCCCGCGAGGAACGGGAAGCACCGACGCAGGGCCGCCGGTCGTGTGATCATCGTCCGTGGCCGTGTTGCCCATCATCGTCCCGCCATGACGGCGATGGGCAGCGTGCCATTATCGACACTGGCCGCGGCTTGGATGATGGCATTTCCGGCAGTGCATCCCGACGCGCCATCCAATGATATCCGCCTCGACTCACATGGCCGGGGAATCCCCCGTCGGGGAGCACCACCGCCATCGCCTGTTCCTCTGTGGCTGGGGATGCTCCCGGGCCACAAAGAACCCACTCATCGCCCACCGCAGGCAGGAGAAGCATCTTGCCTCTCATATCCCCGATCTTTTCCCATCTCATCTCTCACCTCCCGCCCACCGCAGGGCATGGTCCGGCCCGGCCGCAACGCCGGGCCCCTTATGTCAGTCGGTCCAATCGCCGATGACGATCTCCCCACCGTCGAGATCCAGCCGCTCCTTTTCAGCTTCCTCATGGGCCAGTCTGAGCAGCTCCTCGTCGTTCTTGCCAGACTCCTCGGGCAAAGTCAGCACTACCGAGCCCTGTCCATCGTCGCTCCGCCAGATCGCTGCTTTGTAGGTCGTCATCTCAACCTCCAACCGGACCGGCGACCCACCGGGGGAGCCGGGCAGACGCCCCAGAAGGCCGCCGATCCGGTATCTTGTATGTGAGTTGCCCGACTCATGATTACAGTATACCACGTCTTGAGCGCGTGTCAAGGAAAATCGGAGGTTTTTGAAAACTATTCTCACGCCCTCAAGTCCCGGCCCTTAGCTCTAGCAGTAGTTGTCTATAGCTGTCTGGATCGTAGTGACCACCCTTGGTCCAATCAAGAAATCTGAAAAACCGCTCTCGGCACCAGAGGGGAAAGGCGGAGTCGGCGGAGTCGCACCCGGCGCGGTTGGCCTCGTGTAGCCGATGGTGGACGCCCGCCCTGCCGAAATGCACAGGCTTGCCGTGGCGCCGGCCGAGTTCAACCCATGCGTAGACTTCTGACTTGAATCGCAAAGTGCCGCCGATGAAAAGGCCGTCAACGAGATCAATGCAGGATTCAACGTCCGTGACGGACATGCCATCTTGCAGAGCGAGATACCAAGACCACGCCGGGAGCGAATCCCTGGTCACCCAATGAATCGAATATTCAAGAGAGCGCAATCCTTCAGCTACGATGTCCGGCAGCACTGCGAATTGTGGATCTGTATGCTTGCCGAGCTTATCAAGGTACCGTCGGAAGACCGTTTCGTTGAACGATCGTCCCTTGAGCCATGCTGAAAATGCGCCGTTATCCGCAATCCACTTCTCACCCTGATAGGGATTGAAATGCGACTCTGGGTGGTTCACGCGCCCGATGTCGTATTTGCGAAGCGCGTCAACAAACTCTCTGCTGCGCGTGCTGCCAACGCATATTCTCATGGCATCCTCAAGTCCAGTACCGCCGGGCGTACTCGTAGTCATCGGCGGTCATCGGGTCATCGGACGGCTTTGGCCGTGGCCCCATCCTGTGCCGCCGCTTCGGCTTCGTCGGTTCCCTGCGCGGCTTGTATGGATCGGGCACTCGCCCGCCCGCGCCCTGGTGGCCAGGTGGCGTTGAAGCTGGGACGCGAAGCGGAACTCGCGGCCGCAGTGTGGGCAGGGGTGGAAGGTCACGGCATCCCCGCTGGCTTCTCGCGGTCTACCCATTCCACGGGTCCGCACTCTGAGCGGTCAACGACGTGCGATCCGTGATGCGTCTGGTCAAGCTCCAAGTATTTCCCGCACCCCTTGCAGCGGGCGATCTGGTCCGTCTTCATCGCCAGCACTTCCCGCGCCGCCTTGAGTTCATCGGCGTAGTGTGGCCCCTTGTACGAGCCTGCATGGACGAAGGCCATTGACCAGTGATACTGGTAGTCGGCATCGCCTTGCACCGCGTCGATCTGGTTGACAAGCGCAGTCAGGGCGGCGCGCAGCTTCGTCACCTCTTTATCGGCACGAACCAGCGCCTGGCCCGCCGTGGTTAGTTCCGCCCGCGCCGCCTGTCGCCGCTCGATAATCGTCTCGACCGCCTCGTCAAGTCCCGTGGCCCAGCGCATGTCGAATCCGTCGGCCTCAAGGATCTCGACCGCTCGCTTGATCTGTCCGTCTCTCATGTCACCCTCCCGGCCTCGACGCGCTCGCCCCGGCATGTGTAGTGACGGCCGATCATTTGTGGTCGGTCAGCGATACCCGCGTCTTGCGGATTACGATGGCCTCGTTGACGTGATCCTCGGTGCCGAGATATTGCGACACCGCCCATTTCAGGATCCGATCCCATTGATACGGCGCCGCAATTTCCATCGCCTTCTTGATGAGAGCCATCGCTTCGAGTTCGCGGTCGAACGTGACGCGAACCGTCTTGCTCGCTCTTCGTTTCTCAGTCATTTGATCCCCCAATCGAAGTCCGCCCGCCGATACTGATCAACGTGACGACCGCCTTGCTGTTCGTGATCCGCTCCGGCAGCCGCGTCCCCACATAGTAGCCACGCCCAATGTAACCACCCCGGTAGTGCCAGACGTAGATGGGCTTGTCCTCCGACTTACGCTGCGCCTCCAGGCGGCGTGCCTCTCGCAAGGCGTGGCGCTTGCGGCGAAAGTTTTTGTATGGCCTAGGCATGGGTCGCCTTCTCCCGCGCCGCATACTCGACGCTCTGCTCCGCCGACAGAACGAACGTCTCCCACTGCTCCGCGCCCACCCTGCGGATCTTGACTTCGATCGCGCTCCCAATGGCGTTGACCAGCGCGTAGTCCCGGTCGTAATGTTCCGCGTAGCCCTCCCCGGCACCCATGGCGCTGAAGCAGCGGACGGTCCAGTAATCATCGCCGCGATCGTTCTCGTGCCACACTTCCCATTCGTCCGGACAGATATGCGCCCTCCTGTGGGTCACACTGACTAGATCGGCTCCGCACTTCTTGCACTTCATCACTCCCTCCTGTGCGGGCTCGCCCGGTCATCGGCCAGGCAATAACGCCCGACCTCCCCCGGCGCCGCTAAGTTTTCGATGCGCTTCCCGACCACCGCAAGCTCCGCGTTCGCCCTCGCCACGGCCCCAGACACGTCACGGATCCCGAGCTTCGCCATGATGCCCCACGTCGAGCACGGCCCGGCGCGCAGGAGATCAACCAAGCGCTCGTGTGCGGGCTTGGCGCGGGGACGGAGTGTGTGTAGGTCGAGGGTGTGTTGGATCACGTCAATCCCTCCGACAGCAACCGCCATGCAGTCGCCACCACCGCTGGAACCTGTCCTTCTCCAACGGCTGCAACCCTGTGGCGCCGATTGGCCAACCCATAAGCCACTCTTCCCACTCGGGATTCAACTGGCCAGTGCTCATTTGATTCAATCCCTCCCGCTCCGCTATCTGTGATGCAAGTGTGTCTGCCCTGCCCCGATGCCGCCCGCCGCACTTCTCCGCAATCTGTGCCGTCGGAGTTCCCCAGGTCTGCCGGATCGATGTTCCACCATGAACAATGGACGCCAGGCAAGGATCGTTCCTTCTCCTCTCGGACGGGGAATTCCCTCTCTTCGCATCGCTGCTCCTCGGCGTAGGGTACTTCTCGACCTCGCCGCATAAATCGCTCTCCCGCCTCCTCTTGAACCCCGATGGCCCCTTGCAGTCCCTTGCTTGCGGCGTCGGCCACTTCTTCACCGCTGTTGCTAGTCCATCCCCGCTCGTTGCTGATAACCCTTTCCGGTTGTAGTTTCCATCGACCGTTGGCGTGGGCCAATATCCAGACTCTCTTCCTTTGATGCGGGGCACCAACATCGTCCGCTCCCAGCACGCACCACTCCGCATCATACCCCGCTTCGGCCAGGTCTCCGAGTATGGTTCCGAAATACTTTTGAGAAGTGAGAGTTGCGGAGTTCTCCAAGAACGCGAATCGTGGTCGAACAATGCGAATGCAGCGGATTGTTTGAGGCCAGAGGTTCCGGCTGTCCGCTTCGCCAAGTCGCTTTCCTGCCGGCGAAAACGGCTGACAAGGAAATCCAGCCGTGACGACATCGACTCGACTGCGGTATCTTCTGGCATGACCGCATCTCCGATGGATGAAGGCATGTATATCACCGAAGATTGGTGCGTTATCAAAATACCCTTCCCTAATCCGAGCTTTGATAACCTTCTGACAGTACGGTTCCTTTTCGACATATCCGATCGTCCTCCAGCCCAGTAGTTTGGAACCCCAGATCCCGCCGCCGGCGCCGGTGAAGAGTGAAAGCTCGTTCACTCCCCACCCCCGAAGCCGAACACCTCCTGGGAGAGCCTACGAGCAGCCACCTCACAATACTCCTCGCTAATCTCGATGCCGATGGCCCGGCGGCCAAGGTTCTTCGCGGCAACCAAGGTTGTGCCGCTGCCGCAGAACGGGTCGAGGATGAGGTCGCCCTTGTCGGAGAACCACTTGATCAACCAGGCGGCGTGTTCCTCGTTCCTGGCGCATGGATGTGGCTGTCTCAATCCCGGCTTCGAGGTGACACGGCACTCGCCAGGCAGGACCCGGCGCCTCACCCTCGAGGCGGGCCACTCCCCAAAAACATACGCCACGTCTCCAGTCACGAGACAGCGCCCATTGTACGACGGGACAGCGCGTGACAGATAACAGGAGCGCAGGAATTCCCAGCCTCGAGGTACGGCGCGCAGGAACCGTGGATCGCTCTGGCACCCAAGCCAGATAATCAGCCGCTTGCTTTCAGGTGCCACCTCGAGGGCGGCGGCCAGAAGCGTCTCCGGGTCCTCCGCGCCAGCAAGATCCGGGTGCGCGTTCGGCCACACCGGATCGGTCAGTATCACATCGACAGCCTTCAGGTCGGGCAGCACCTCGAGG